GGTAATGGAGAGATTAGCAGATTAAACTCTGAAGAATCTTTAACAGCTGAACTAAGTTCAGATATCTTTTCGTTCGATGATGTAAGAACTGGTAACGGAAGACTAGCAATAGAATTTTTAGATAAATCTGTAGTAAAACTTACAGAACATTCTAAACTAGTAATTGATGAATTTATTTATGACCCAGACCCAAGTAAAAGCAAGTTAGCTTTAAACATGGCATCTGGAACAGCTCGTTTCATTACGGGCGGACTTGGATTAATTAATAAAGAGAATATCTCTATTAAAACTCCAACAGCATCTATAGGAATACGTGGAACTGATTTCACAGCTACTGTAGATGAGTTAGGCAGAAGCCTAATTATATTATTACCAAATGCTGACGGTACCTCTTCGGGAGAGATTACAGTTACAACAGCAATGGGAGTAGAGATACTTAATGAAGCCTTTCAAGCTACTATGGTATCAGCATGGGAACAAGAACCCACACCCGCCGTAACACTCGGCAATATGACTCTCGGAATGATTGACAATATGTTAATTATTCAAAAACCACAAGAAGTGGAACAAGCAATCGAAGAACAAGAAGCAGGAGTCTCGCCTACGGCAGACTTAGACAAAGACTTCTTCGAAGATGCACCAGATTTAGACTGCGATGCTCTAGTAGAAGAATGTGACGAAGATGATAAAGAAGTCACAAGACTAGACATTGATTTATTAAGTGTAGAGTTTCTAGTAGATTTACTAGCACTTGTAGAAACTACACGAAAAAAGAAAGGGCAATCAACTCAATTAAATGGAGTAGAGCTCGAAGGTATAATAGCAGGATTTGACCCTGTATACCAAACTTACACTTTTGTGGAAGAAGGAATGATTTACTTTGTACATGAAGGACAAAACAACTATGACATAGGTATTGATATCAACGCAGGTACCTATTTATATATTAACAATGCGGGAGTGATTATGGAGGTGAGTATAAATGGTGCGGGCGATAATGTTATTATCATTAATCAGTCTCCCTAGTTTTGCTGGGGATAACACTATTACGATTACTACTAAAGGTAGTAGCAACTCTATAACTACGAAACAAATCGGGAATGGTAACTCAACTACTATTCTATGTGGTGCAGGCTCAAGTGGTTCTGTACCGGGCAGCACATATGTTGCTCATACCTGTACAAATGCAAACTGGACAACTACTATTGACGGCAATAGTAATATTACTAGAATGTATACTGTGTGGTCAAACAATATAGGTAGTACTAATACTATTACTATAAGTGGTAATGATAACTTTGCTTACATTGACCAAGATGAAGATGACAATACTTCTTCTATTACACAGACAGGAAACAGCAATCATGCTGAACAGTTAGGAACAGGAGATGATAATGTTTACAGCATCACTCAAATCGGTAATAGTAAATACGCTAAAATTATGGCTTTCGGGGACGATTCTGATTTTACTATTCATCAGTCTGGTACTGGGCTACACAATACTTATATCTGGAACAATAACTATGCGGATAATAACTCAGTGGTGGTCACCCAAAGCGGAAGCGGAAACAAAGACGCGGATATCTTCTTAAATGCAGATGCCGATAATACAAATGTGGATTTAACACAAAGCGGAGCGGGAGCTCACACAGCGAACATGGTATTCACTACAGATGATTATACTGTAGATGTAAATCAACTCGGGTCAACTAATCAAACTTACACAGCTACATTTGATTGTAGTGCTAACTGTAATAAAACGATTACTATTACCCAACAATAATTATGAAGAAATGGACTCCAAGATTAAAAGAACATTTAGCACATTTACCCGTGCTCCGTACCAGGATTCTATCGCTGTGGTTTTACACGCCTGCGACTTTCATCTCGAACAAGCTTATAAAGACGAAGAAAACTATAAATTACATATGGAGCTCCATAACAGGTTAAAGTCTTACCTAATTGATTTAAAAGACTACATTCACAAAAAGGAAAAAAATGAAAGACAAGAAACTACTGCAAGTAGTAAATCTATCACCTAGCGAAAGCTGGATAGAAAGATTAGTAGAAGTACATCCTATGAAACAGATATTTTGGGCATCTATAATACAGGCATGTGTATTTGGTTTTATGCTATTATCTTTTTTGGGAATCAATACGGGACTTAATCTATAAATGAAACATTTAACTAATTTACTTATAGGAATATTACTACTAGCTATTCTGGCTTGGAATCCTACACCCTTACAAATACTTGAATTAAAAACATTTGACTGGCTAATGAGCCAGCAAGAATCTGTGCAAGATAATATGATATTACTTGTAGATTTAGACGAAGAAATAGTAGAGGCCTACGGTGGTTATCCTCTACCAAGAAGTTTATACGCAACACTAATTAATAGAACGCAGGGAACGGCTGGAGTAACAGTACTTATGCCAGACCCTGATTTGAGAGGTGCAGGAGAAGATGTAGCATTAGCGGAAGCTTTGCTAACTAATCCTGCTGTTTTGGCATATACTGCTTCTAACCAAGCAACGCAAGTAGGACCTCATGTAGGTACTGCACAACTAGGAGGTGACCCCCAAGAATGGCTATATCAATACCCAGGAATTTTACGACAAGAACACTCCGCCGTAGGCGTAGGACTAATAAACTCAAGTCCGGAATTAGACGGCGTCGTAAGACGTTTGCCGCTAGTCGTAGGAAGCGGAGGTAAATTATTCCCTTCTTTCGCACTAGAAATGTTAAGAGTGGGTGTCGGAGACCCAAGCTATCAAATTAGTACAAAAGAAACTGGCATCGAATGGCTAAGAATACCGAACTATCCAGTTATCAATACAGACTCTAATTCTAGAATATGGATAACATCTAACATAAATTTTCACAGGCAGTCTGCAGCTGAATACATTCAGCAGCCTATGGAAGGCGCCGCTTTTGTAATCTTTGGAGTTACAGCAGAAGGAGTAGTTAACCCTGTTCCTACTGCAAGCGGGGCTATTTACCCACACGAGGTACAAGCAAATGTTCTACACCACTTAATAAACGGAACAAGTCCTGTTCAACCAGTGTGGGCTCCTGCAGCGGAGCTCGGGGTTGCTTTACTACTAATTCTAATATTATTAGTAACAGCATCGCACGTATACTTTTCTGCTCCAATCTTTTTATCCTCTATCGGCGCACTTATATATGGAACCTGGTATGCTTATCAATCTTCCTACTTAGTAGACGTTTCTGGAACTATTTTAATATCATTCCTTTTCTTTACTATCGTAACTTTCAGGAATTTTCTCCAGCAGTATTTCATGAGAATGGAAGTTAAAAAACAATTCGGGACATACGTAAGTCCTGCCTTGGTAAAAAAATTACAAAAAGACCCCTCACTACTGAGATTGGGTGGGGAGACAAAACGACTAACTTTTCTATTTTCTGATATTCGAGGATTCACACCAATTTCTGAAAAATACCAATCAGACCCTCAAGGTCTAACAAGACTTATAAATCGTTTTCTTGACAATCAGACTGAGATAATTCTTAAGCATGAAGGAACAATAGACAAATACATGGGCGATTGCATTATGGCTTTCTGGAACGCTCCCCTCGATGTAGAGGAACAAGAAAGAAAAGCTACAGAGTGTGCTATTGAAATGAGAATAGCATTAAAGGAATTAAATGATAAACTTAAAGAAGAGGGATTGGATCAGATTTACACAGGAGCCGGAATCAATACAGGCCCTTGCGTGGTTGGAAACTTTGGTAGTAGTACTAGGTTTGACTACTCCGTTCTGGGTGATGCTGTTAATTTAGCAGCAAGGTTAGAATCAAGCTGCAAGACCTATGATACCGATTTAATTATATCAGAGCATAGTTTGGTAGATGGTTTTGACTATACGTTTTTAGATGAGGTAATTGTAAAAGGCAAATCCGAACCAGTCAAAATATATACCATACAAAAATAACTCTTGACATCTTGCTAAGATTTTGCTATAATTTACACTATAGAATTTTTAATTCAAAGAACTGGGGTAACTTACATGAGTACAGAAAACATAAAAAATTCTGAAGATATTACAGAACTGGATAAGAGAATGTCAACACACGAGGTAATGTGTGATGAACGCTGGAAGACTTGCTTTTCCAGGCTTGACGATTTAGATTCCAATATCAGCAGACTAGAAACCATAGCAATAGGCGCTTGTGGTACTATTATTGTGGGCAGTATGGGTGTAATTATCAGCGTCGTAATGATGGGCAGTTAAACAGGAAAGACATATGAAAAATAAATTTTTAGCACTATTACTTGCTACTTGTACACTCCCTGCTTTTGCAGATGTCAGTGGATACTTAGGGTATACTTCTGACTACATGTGGAGAGGGGTTTCTCAAACTATGGGTAAAGGTGCAATGCAAGGAAATCTAATGATTGAAAAGAACGGTCTATACGGTGGTGTATGGGCTTCACAAGTTGACTTTGGAGATGAAGCTACTTATGAAATGGACTTTTATGCAGGATATGAATTATCATTATCTGATAAATGGTCTATAGATGTAGGTGTACTTCAATACAACTGGGACAAAGGGTACGAAGATGTTGAAGAAGCTTTTGTAAAAGTAAATCTAAGTGGTTTATCTGTAGCATATAATGTTGAGATGGATAATTCAGATAATACATTTATGGAAGTAGGATATACTTTACCATTTATCAAGTGGGCTGACGTAGGAGTAAACTATGGTAGGTTTGACGAAGATAATGATTTTTGGAAACTAAGTGTAGGCAAAATACTTGGAAACAAATGGTATGTAAATGCAGAAGTAATGGACGATGCAAAACAAGGACAGTTCACTGACCACGCTAGCATAGGACTTTACTATACTTTTTAATGGCATATTCGCAGAAAGTAGTACAACGCTTCGAAGACGTACTAGCTAACCCTGCAAAACACTCGGTCGGTAGGTTTGATCCTAAAGACCCAATGGTTGCTACAGGTATGGTGGGAGCACCTGCCTGTGGCGACGTAATGAAACTAGACCTAAAGCTAGACGATAACGATAGAATACTAGATGTTAAGTTTAAGACTTATGGTTGCGGTTCAGCAATCGCTTCCTCTACAATGTTTGTAGAAATGTTAAAAGGAAAAACAACAGAAGAAGCAAAATTAATAAAAGATAGAGACATCGCAGATGCTCTTGAACTGCCTCCAATCAAACTACACTGCTCAGTATTAGCTGAGTCAGGTATAAAATCAGCAATTGAAGACTGGGAGCAGAAAAAAGCAAAAAGGCAACATAATGGAGGCCCTAAATGATAGAAGGATACGAAACAAAAGAAATGAAACCAACAGAAATGCAAGCACCAAAACCAAGCGGAATGTCAAAACCAGATAACATGGAAGATGGTATAATATTTGAAAAAGACGGAATGTGGTTTTTCAAATGGAAAGGTGGAGAATGTGGTTACACAACAAAAGAATTAGCAGAAACTGGACTAGGAAAAGTCAGTGGAAACTCTTAAGAAATATTTAGAAAAATTAACAAAATTCTGGTACTGGTTAAAAGGCTGGTTTGTAACATATCATATACTAAAGGTAAGTTATAACTCAACTTGGGGAGATGCAGATGACCAAGAGTTTGTTGTTTCTAAATTTTTTAAAAAACAACCAAATTATATTAAGTTTAAAACTCAAGAAGGTGAAATTGTAGAAATAAGAGGAGCAGAAGGACTTAATTACAGGATAATGGAACTATGAATCAACTATTTATAGGTATAATATTAGTACTAGGCTTAGGCAGTTACTATTTATATCAAGAAAATCAAACATTGCAAGCTAATAACTTAGCGTTAGAAGGTGCAATAGCTACACAAGAGGAAGCTATAGCTTCTTTACAAAACGACTTTGCTTTACAAACTGAATCATTGCAAGCAATGACAGTAAAAAGTCAAGCCGCACAAAGAGAATTGAATAGATATACTCAATTTATACAAAATTACGAACTGGCAGCAAAAATAATTGCAGACCCAGTTACAATGGAAAGGAAAATCAATAATGGAACAAAACACATTATGGAAGAAATCGAGAAACTTAGCGACACCGTTGATAATCTTGATGATGGTTTGCAGTTGCAGCCTAATTCCAACTAAACAGATAGAGATTACCGCAAAACCACTAGATAGAACAATAGTTCAACCAGTGATGCCACGAGAAATCGATTTAAAAGACCCAACTTGGATTGTGGTCAACCCCGATAACTGGGAAGACCAGTTAGCTAGAATAGAAGAGCAAGAAGGAGAACTGGTTTTTCTTGCAATGACTATACCAGATTATGAAGTGATGGCATATAATATGCAAGAACTTAAAAGGTATATCACAGAACTTAAGGACGTCGTAGTATACTATAGAGAAGTTACTATGCCGCCAAAAGATGAGCCTAGCAAAGACTAGACTTGAAATGTGTAGTAGGTGTCCCTACTATACACGCTTAAAGGTTTGTAAAGTATGTAAATGCTTTATGCCTCTGAAAGCAAGAGTTAAGAAGGCAAGTTGCCCTCTTAAGCTATGGGAGAGATAGCATGATGGAACTAATAGGATATGTAACAATGATTGTTACGGTGTCAAGCATAATTGCGGCTTCAACGCCAACACCAAAAGACGACGTATGGATTGGAAAGCTATATAAATTTATAGACTTACTAGCTCTTAACATCGGCAAGGCGAAGCAATAATGCCGCGCGGTAAAGGTACTTACGGTAGCGCCGTAGGAAGACCTAAAAAGAAGAAAGGCAAAAAGAAAAAGTCCATGAAAAAAGGATTATCAGCAGCTCAGAAAAAACTGCCTAAAGCTCTGCAAGCAGCAATCCGTAAAAGGAAGAAAAAGTAATGCATTGCTACAGTAAACCTAAGAAAGGTAAAAAGAGGGGTAAAAAACGTGGTAGCAAAAAGAAAAGGTAAAAAGAAAAAAGCGCCTAAAGGGTATCATTATATGCCTAATGGCAAGCTAATGAAAGGTGCTACACATGGCCGTAAGAAGAAGAAAAAGAAGTAAAGCTTCCAAGAAAAAACGTAATATACCTACTAATAAAAAGTTATATGCAAGGATAAAAGCAAAAGTTAAAAGAAAGTTTGCTGTTTATCCCTCTGCATATGCTAATGCATCTCTTGTAAAACAATACAAGGCTGCAGGAGGGAGGTATAGACGTGGCTAGTGGACTTAAAAAATGGTTTGGACAAAAATGGGTAAATATAGGAGCCAAGAAAAAGAATGGCAAATATCCTAGATGTGGAAGACCCAAAGCTAAGCTAACGGGTAGAGGATACCCTAAATGTGTCCCAGCAGCCAAAGCTGCCAGAATGAGTAAAAGTCAGATCAGATCGGCCGTCAGCCGTAAAAGGTCTAAGAAGCAGGGAGTTGGTGGAAAACCCACAAACGTAAGAACTGCTGGAAGGAGAAAAAGCCGTGGCCGTTAGAAAGAAAAGAACTGTCAGACGTAAAAAAGACTCAAGATTGAAAAGAGTGGGCGTATCAGGGTATAATAAACCAAAGCGTACGCCCAATCACCGTACAAAGTCCCATGTAGTTGTAGCAAAAGTTGGAAAACGAGTTAAAACTATAAGATTTGGGCAACAAGGCGTGTCAGGAGCAGGAAAATCTCCAAAATCAACGGCACAAAGAAAACGCAGAGCTTCATTCAAAGCTCGTCATGCCAAAAATATAGCTAAAGGCAGAATGTCAGCAGCTTATTGGGCAAATAAAGTAAAATGGTAAACAAAATTAAAGAAACAGCTTTAAAAGTTTGGAATATGGTAAATGGTAAAGATAAAAACCTAGATGGTAAAGTCGATATTCATGATGCAATGTTAGAAGCTAAACAAAAAGCAAAGAAAAAACAGGAGAAGTAAATGAACTACAGATTATACGCAGTGGAAGCTGCCTGTGGTACTAGTGTCGGAGCAGCCTCTACTTTTGCAGATGCAACTGAAGTAAGACTATTTAATAATAGCAACGCTAATCAGTTAGTGACTGTAGCAAACGCAGCAGATACAACCCTAGGTACAATGACATTAGCTGATGGTGAAGTAACATTCATTATGAAAGACCCAACTGACCAAATATTTGCCGCAGCAGCGACAGTATTAGGTACACCAGTTAAATATAGCTAATGGTAGAGCATTGGTTAAAAGATGTTGCAGAAACCGCAACAGTTACTCTTGATGTATTAAACAAGAAAGCTGAACAACGCGGTGTTGTAACTCACGCTGATGAAACTGTACAAAGTTTGTGCATGGGGTATTTATACTTACTACATTTATGCGACCAGCAAGGTGTACTAGAAAGGCGTGATATAGAAACGCTTACCGATACAATCAAAAAACATACAACTATTCACTAAATATGTTAGACGTCAGCAGAACAGATATTATTAGCTCTGAATTAATGAAATTTGACCAAGCCGATAGGTTTATTAAATTACCAATTCAAAGCTACATGGATTTATTAGGTATTGAACCTAATAGTTCGCAGAAGGCATTAATCAATGCCATTAATAATCCAAAGTATAGATTCGTGTGTGCCGCCTTATCAAGGCGTCAAGGAAAAACATATATAGCAAATGTCATAGGACAGCTTGTATCACTCGTGCCAGGCTCCAACATATTAATTATGTCACCGAACTACTCACTTTCACAAATTTCTTTTGACTTGCAAAGACAGCTAATTAAGCACTTTGATTTAGAAGTTACTAAGGATAATGCAAAAGACAAAGTTATAGAACTATCTAATGGTTCTACTATACGTATGGGTTCTGTAAATCAGGTGGACTCTACAGTTGGTAGAAGTTATGATTTAATCATTTTTGACGAAGCAGCACTAGCTGATGGCAAAGATGCTTTCAATGTAGCACTTAGACCTACATTGGATAAAGAAAATAGTAAAGCAGTATTCATTTCAACTCCAAGGGGACGAAATAACTGGTTTGCTGACTTCTACCACAGAGGGTTTAGTGATGAATTTAAAGACTGGTGTTCTATTCGAGCAACATATCATGAAAATCCAAGAATTAGTGAACAAGACATAGATGAAGCTAAGAAAGCTATGTCAACAGCAGAATTTTCACAAGAGTACTTAGCTGACTTTAATACTTATGAAGGACAGGTTTGGAATTTTAATTTTGAAACCCAGGTTGGAGACTTTGAACAGTTAGATACTAGTAAGATGGATGTATTTGCTGGCCTTGACGTAGGTTACAAAGACCCAACAGCACTATGTGTGATAGCATATGATTGGGACGAACAAAAATTCTATCTAATCGATGAGTATATGGACGCTGAAAGAACTACTGAACAGCATGCTATAGAAATCAATAAAATGATACACAAGTATAATATTGACTATATTTATATCGATTCAGCCGCACAGCAAACTCGTTTTGACTTTGCACAAAATTATGATATTAGTACTATAAACGCTAAAAAATCTGTACTAGATGGTATAGGCCATACTGCAGGTATCATAGACAATGACTTTTTACACATCGACCAAAGATGCTCTCAAGCATTGTCATGTGTAGACCAATATCAGTGGGACCCCAACCCTAACTTAATGAGAGAAAAGCCAAAACATAATATGGCAAGTCACATGGCAGATGCACTTAGATATGCGCTGTATACATTTGAGACGTCAGCAGGAACATTTTAATCAGACGACCTACCAAAAAATTATTCTTGACAAAAAGGTGAAATTTTGGTATAATTTTCAGTAATAGGAATTTATGGATTTAAAAAGAGATTTAGTCAAGTACGTACGAGACAAAGCAAAATCAGGATATAAAAAAGAGACCCAATGCTATATTTGCGGGGAAACAGATAACCTGGACTTTCACCACTACTACGGAATGACCGAGTTACTATATACTTGGATGAAGCTTAACAAAATAACGATTACTTCAACCGATGAAATAATGAATCTTCGAGAACAGTTTATAGAAGAACACCTCACCGAAGTATACGATGAAGTAGCAACACTATGTAGAACCCATCACATAAGATTGCATAGTATATATGGAAAGAGACCAAAACTAACAACAGCAATGAAACAAAAACGATGGGTGGAGATACAGAGAGACAAATATGGCATGGTATGATAGATTCTTAGGAAGAAATGATGATGAGAAGTTAAATCCTGCTCAGACTTTCATTGGCTTAGAAGAAGGACTAGCAATAGACACTCGTGAGAAGAAAGATAATTATCGCTCCGCTTACGAAGAACTAGAAGTAGTTAATAGAGCCGTTAACATGATTGTTGACGATAGCGCTGATATACCTTTTGATGTTGGAGAAAAAATACAAGGTATTACTCCAATAATGCCAAATGTTCGTAGAAGTCGTGTAGACTTATTACTGAACAAAGAGCCAAACCCTTTTCAGGACATTAATAGTTTTAAGAGAAATCTAATTATTGATTTACTGATAGATGGTAACATTTTCATTTATTATGACGGTGCCCATCTCTATCATTTACCTGCACAAAACGTTACCATAGAAGCAGATACTGAAACCTATGTGAACAAGTATGTATATGATGGTCATATAGACTACACCCCGAAAGAAATTATACATATTAAAGAAAACTCATTTCATTCAATCTATAGGGGTGTACCTAGACTTAAATCAGCTTACAGAACAATGTATCTGTTAGATAGCATGAGAAAATTTCAGGATAACTTCTTCAAGAACGGAGCAGTTCCAGGATTAGTACTAAAAAGCCCTAATACACTTTCAGATAGAATTAAAGAAAGAATGTTAACAGCATGGGCAAATAGATATAATCCAAAAAATGGTGGTAGAAGACCACTTATATTAGATGGCGGATTAGAAGTAGATAGTTTAACTAAAGTAAACTTTAAAGAACTAGACTTCCAACCTTCAATAGCAGCTAATGAAAAAGTAATATTAGAAGCAATGGGTGTACCTCCAATTCTTATGGACGGGGGTAACAATGCAAATATTAGACCTAATCATAGATTGTATTATTTAGAAACAATACTACCTATAGTTAGAAAAATTACTCATGCTTGTGAGAGGTACTTTGGATTTGAATTAAATGAGGACGTTCATGGAGTTCCAGCTTTACAACCAGAGTTAAGAGATCAAGCAGCATACTACGCAACATTAGTTAATACAGGTATAATGACACCTAACGAAGTCAGGGAAGCAATGAACATGGAATCAATTGATGGACACGATGATTTAAGAGTACCAGCAAATATAGCAGGTAGCGCAGCTAATCCCGAAGAAGGTGGTAGACCACCTGAGGAAACAGAGGAAGAAACAAATGAATAAACCAGCAATTTTAAAACAACTTATAGAGTACTTTCAAAAGAAAGGAAAAGTACTTTCAATAGATGAATATAAAGCAGCAACAGACGCTCCAATGCGTTTTATGGCTGCTAAAAGAGCTTTTGGCTCTTGGGCAAGAATGACGCAAATGGTTGAGCATAAAATGAGAATGGATAACATTAGCATAGAAGCTCCTAAAGCTGCCCCAAAAGCAAAAGCAAAGCCAGCTCCTAAAAAAGCTGAAGTAAAGAAAGGTAAGTAATATGTCAGATAAAATTTTTCACTGGTCATCTACTTTCAAATCCCTAGGCGAAGATGATGATGGAAGTGTAAATATCAAAGGATATGCAAGCACCAACGCATCAGACAGAGCAGGTGATTGTATTGACCATGAAGCATGGACTAAAAATGGAGGATTAGAAAACTTTAAAGGTAATCCAATTATTCTATTTAACCATGACTATAACAGACCAATTGGTCGTGCTACTTCATTAGAAGTAAACGACAAAGGCCTCGAGCTTGGAGCAAGAATCTCTAAGTCCGCAGGTGATGTAAAAGATCTTATAAAAGATGGCGTACTTGGAGCATTTTCCGTTGGTTTCCGAGTCAAGGACGCAGATTATCTAAAGGAAACCGATGGATATAAAATAAAGGACGCTGAACTATTTGAAGTGTCTGTTGTGAGTGTACCTTGCAACCAGACCGCAATGTTCTCGATTGCAAAATCATTCGATTCTCAATCAGAATATGATGAATGGAAAGCTGAATTTTCGAAAGAAAGTAAACAGGCTCATGAGATGGAAGCAGTAAATACTGACGAAATTGATGCGCCACAAGCCGTGGGTAAAACCACTCAACAGGAGAGACATATGTCTACAGAAAAAACTACTCCAAATGCTGAGTTAGACTTAAAAGCGTTCGCGGAAGAGGTGGCAAAATCAACTGCTGCTAAAATCGCAATGCAACAAGCAGAACAAAAAGCAAAAGAAGTAAGCGAAGCCGAAACAAAAGCTGCTGAACTGGAAACAGAAGCAGTAGAAAAAGAAGCTGAGCAAGAAAAAGTTAAAACAATAGTAACTGCTGGTCTATCAGGAGCTGAACAGCTCGTAAACGACGTTGAAAAACGCGTTTCTGAAAGACAAGGAGATTTAGAATCTGTTGTTAACGAACTACAAAAAGATCTAGCTGATAAAAAAGATGAGATTAACGCAATGCGTGAGTCAAAAAGACATTTTTCAGATAGACAAAACAGCGACTGGCAGAAAGCCTTCCAAAGCGACATTGATGACGCTTGGGTTATGGGTTTAGCTACTGGTAAAGGCTGGAATACTAAACTTGGTCAAGGCACTATGGAAAAAGTTAATGCTCATTCAGGCGTTGCAGTTTCATCAGCTGATTTTGAACAAACAGTATCAACAAATATCGAAAGAGATATTCAATTAGAGCTTGTATTAGCACCGTTATTTAGAGAAATCCAAATGACTTCAGCTACACAAATTCTACCAATCATGCCAGATGCAGGGTATGCTGAATTTACAGCTAACCAAGCAGCTTCTGGATCTTCCCCTCATGGAAACTTAGAGGAAAGAGGCGACACTTATGGTACTCCATATGCTGGCGTTGACATGACTGAAAGAACTCTTTCAACTAAAAAACTTATTTCACAATCATACTTAGGTAATGAAACTGAAGAAGATGCAATTCTACCGATTCTTCCTTTAATTAGAGAGTCCATCGTTAGATCACATGCAAGAGGTATTGAAAATGCACTATTAGTGGGTAACCACGCAGATGGCGTTTATGGTACATCTGGAGCAGCATTTGAAGGACTAGTCACAATGGCTGGGTCTAACAAAACTCAATCTGCTACTGCTTTTGCATCAGAATCTTTAACAGCTTCAATGCTATTGAACGCTAGAAAGCAAATGGGTAAATGGGGTATGAATCCTAGAGATGTAATTTACATCATAAATTCAACTGAATACTTCAACTTATTATCAGATGCAGAGTTCCAAGATGTCAATTTAGTTGGCAACATGGCTACTAAGCTAAATGGTGAAATCGGAGAAGTCTTCGGTTCAAGAGTTATCGTTTGTGACGAGTTCGCTACTCCAGCAGTATCCAAGTTCTTTGGATTAGCTGTTAATGCGAAAAACTTTGTAATGCCTAGATTAAGAGGTGTTACTATCGAGTCTGACTACGAAGTAGCAAACCAAAGAAGAGTATTAGTCGCTTCTCAAAGATTAGGTTTTACCGACCTTATCGATGGTTCAACAGCGTGTCATACACTTCAGTATAAAGGTAGTTAATACTTTTAGAAATTACGTGGTGGGGGCAACTCCACCACACTTTTTAAGGAAAATATATGGCAGATTTAGTTACATTACAGCAATACAAGGACTTCGCAGGTTTGCAGAGTATAAAAAACGATGCTCGTATAAATGTAGTTATTGACCAAGTTTCCCAACTCGTTAAGACTTATTGCGGGAGTACTATTATAGATTATGCTAGTACTAATAAAGTCGAATTTTTTAATATAAAAGATAATTATACTAATAGTATTATTTTAGGAGAATCTCCATTAATAGAAGTAGTATCAGTAGAAGAAAGACAGGATCAAGCAGGCGCATATGTTACACTAATCACAGAAAATTCTGACAGTAGTGGTAAATATGAGTATGTAGTTGATACAGATTCAGATAGTATAGTTCGTACAACTAGTAGTACTGAAAAAGCTTTTGCAAAAGGAATGAAAGCAGTAAAAGTTACTTATAAAGCAGGGTACACATCTACTCCTGAAGATTTAAAACTAGCAATATTTGATTTAATTAAGTACTATATGAAAGATGAAAGAAAAGAAAGACAATCTATATCAGGAGCAAGTGTAGAAAATATACTGTCTTCCAGCTTATCAGGTAATATAGGATTTCCAGACCATATCAAAAGAATATTGGATATGTATAAGATATATAGCTAATGGCAATAAATCAATTAAAAACTCAAATAAAAGCTGAGTTAGATGCCATTTCAAAAAAAATGAAAAATGACCCTGGTGGTACTTACTATTATGGAAGTCCTACTTTAACAGAAGTAACTTTTAAAGGTTCTACATTTATAAAAGCATATACTGAAGTTACAGAAAAAATTATAAAAGGAATGGTTAGTGTAAATCCTGGCATTTCAATAGTTAGTAAATATAATACTCCTTATCAATGGAAAAAAGCTTTAGCAGATGCTGTAGCTCATATATCAACTGCTAAAGGTTTGCAAGTAAAAACAAAATTTGTAAGATTTGAAAAACCAGGTACTATGGTTGATAGTAGTAACATACTACAACCCGTTTTAAAAAGTGGAGTATATGGAGATGAACTATCTTCAACTCAATTAAGATTAACAATTGTTAGAAAACAAGGAAATAAACAAGCAGAAGACATATTTAAAGCTTTAAAAGATTTAGTTTGGAATATGTGGGTAGAAATAGTAAATAGTAAGATAAAGGGAACTGGAGAACGTATGCCTTCATCTACTGATTATGGACAAAGACATAGTATGTCTTCCAAAGACCCAGCAACAGGAAAAGCTGTAAAAGGAGGTAGAGTAATTGGAGTTGATTCCAACAAGACTATTTCTAGTTTGCTTTCAGGGGCAGGAATAAAAGCATCACATACAGCAGATACTTCTTCAGGACTAGAAACTTTGAGAAGATTTAAAGATAAGGCACCAACACTTGCTGCAAGTCATTTAGTAGGTACTTATGATTTAGCAGAAGATGTAGAAAAAAGTTTAAAAGTAGACTACGGAAGAAAAAGATTAAAAAAGAAAATAGGTAACTATACTCAAGCTAACTATATTTCATTAAATATAGATACTAATCCTACTGAACGTACAGACATAGGAGAGTTAAAAAAAGCTATAGTAAAAGCAATTGATGAAAGAATAAGTAAAGCAGTTAAAAAAGGTCTTATATTATCACCTAGTGATAAGTCCAGCACTCCTTTTACTGATGCTGTTGCAGAAGACGCAATTATTGATATGCTTATTCCTTTTACTAAAAAGGGAACCCCCGATAAAAGATTTAAAATAGTAAAAAACTTATCTGCAAAACAATTAAAATCATTAGAAGATAATATAGTTGTTAAGCAAGGTATTAAATCTAAAGGTGCTGTAACAAAACTCATTAGAATGAGAGCCGCAGGAAAAGTAATAGAAAAAACAAAAGCACCAGAAAAAGGTCAAGAAACACAACAACAAGATTTACTAAAACTTAAAAGACAGATAAATAAAAGATTACCTGCTGAAGTTAGAAGAAATATGGGAAGACCTGCATTACGTAATCAAACAGGTCAATTTTCTAACAGTGTAGAATTAACTAAACTAAACTATACTAGAGCTGGAATAGCAGGAGATTATACATATACTTTAACTGGTGGTGGAAACAGTAAAAACAAAACAGGAGTATATTCTACTTTTGAAAATACAGGGGCAAAACAATGGCCTTCAGGGTATAATCCAAAAAGTTTAATTACAAAAAGTATAAGAAATTTAGCAATGCAATATTCAGAAGATAAATTTGTACAACTTAGGAGAAGATAATGGCGTCTACATATAGAACAGCAAGAAAAAAGATAATAGACTCATTAGTAAAGAAGATTAAAGAAATTGATGGGAATCACCCATACAATTCAAATGTATTTAATAATGCTCATAGTGGCATGATATTTTTAGACGACATTCAAGAGTACCCAAAAGTATGCGTGGTATCTGGAGACGAAACTAGAGAGTATCAACCAGGAGAGTTTAAATGGAGATTCCTGGCTATAGACATAAGAGTTTATGTTGAAGACCAAGATGACCCACAGGAAGTCTTAGCTATTTTAATGGAAGACATTGAAAGAGTTATCGACGACAATGATATTCTGACTTATGATGATACTGTAAGTCCGAATTTAACAACAACTTCCTTAACATTATTGTCATTAACTACAGACGAAGGGGTATTAGAACCCTTAGGAATAGGTGAAATGTCTTTAGTGTGTAGGTATTAAACGAAATTACAAACGCTGATAAACATCTAGCGACGTACTTTCAAAGTAAAAAAATAGGAGAAAGCAATGGCTTTAAATCTATCGAGAAATACCAAAGTATTTGTCAGCTCTGCAAACGGAGTTGGTGCTACTGGCGGAGTAAAGACTGCCCACGTAAGTACTGCGGGAACAGGATATGCTGTAGGCGATATCGTAACATTAGGAACAACTTCTAGTGACGGTACTGGCTTTAAGTGTATTGTTTTAAGCATTACTGGTGGCGGCTCAACCGGACCAGTTGCTACTATTGGTATCCCTAATAACTTTAGGGGAGCAGCTTTCGTGGCAAACGAAACTGCAACAGAAACAGCTGTAGAAAACTATGCAGGAACTAATAATGGTTCAGCAACAGGACTTGTAGTTACTGTCGACTCAGTCGCAGCAACAACAACAGCAGACGGCGGAAGAACAGGAACTGGAAAGTTCAAAGGAAATGAAGTAGATGCAAACTGTTTCAGAATAGGTGTATTAGATGGATACAGCTTCTCACAAGGAAGTGATTCAACTGATGTAACCATATCAGAAGCAGGTGCTACACCAAACAGGGGTTCAAAAAGATTCAATGACTCTTTACCACCAGCAGAATGGTCATTTGGTACTTATGTACGACCATTTGTTCATGGAGCAAATAGTTATAGAGCA